TCGGAATATGCGACATTCCAGTTACTTCACAAAAATAGCAAATCTAAACTTTGTATCCAAGTTCTTTCTTGACTTTATCTTGTCGCTTTTGACGAACTTCGTAGAGTTCACCACGCAAATGCGGAAAGTCCTCTTGAAGCTTTTGTCTTGCTCTGCGAATAGTTTCAGGCGAGTGCAGTTTGCCTCGCTCCAAACGCTGAAAAAAGTTCAAGATATTTGATTGCTCTTTCCAAATAGTTGACATCAAAAGATTGTCGTTGTCTCGGAGTGCTGGTTGTTCCTCTAACAACCGTTGCACAATTAATTTGATTTGATTCATAGTCTATAATTTTTTTTGATCCGCAAATACAGGTACCTGACCTTCCATTCACTACATTCCATCCGCTCTGCAATTTGTCTCCAAGTGTAGCGAAAGTCCTCACGGAGAATTGCAATCGCCCACATTAGGTTGTAATTACTTTTTTCGGGTGACATATGCGATACCGATTAAAAAGAGAGCAAATGCTCCAATGAACCCAGCAATGAACTGCCCGGTCAATGGATAGGTGACGATTGTCCATCCGTACAAGAATCCACTTGCAATGACGGTGAGAATTATGAGAAGATTTTTCATTGTTCGTTAATAAATTTTGCGTAATCGTGTGCATCCTGTTCGTTCTCAAATGTGGCGAGAAGTTCACCAGCGAAGTACACTCTCCATTTGCAAATGAAGTTGATTGTTGCCTTAATTACGATTGCCTTCATTTTTGATAGAGTTGTACTGGTTCTCCCAAACTTTCGCTTTGTCTTCCAACTCGGCTTTTGTTTTCTCGTGATCCATTTTCGCCAAGTTTAATTGGTTGTTGGCGGTTTGCAAGTCAATGCGATTCTGCCACAATTCACCTTCCAGTTCGGTATTTATCCGATGTAGACGGTAAATTTCCTCCAAGTAATCTTGTGACTTCTTTTCATCAGCATACACCTTGTAAACCAATAGGACGAATGTCAGCCCAAATAGTATTGTTGTTGTCATTTTGCTTTGCCTTTGTAGAATTTGTGGTTGTAGATTGCTTTTGAGAACTCGTCAAATTCAGGTATGAACTTGTCCTTCTCAAACTCGTAGGGTTTTGCTTCGGGCAACTCTTGACGATTCGCCTTCTTGATGCAATGTACACCATACATCACCGCAATGGTGATAGGTGTTAGGATGATTGGGTAGATGATGTCTAATGCCATAGTTCAAACTAACAACTTTTATTTCACAAATAAAAAATAATTTTACAATTGACTTTGTGAATGAACGATTTATTTAGTAATTGACAAAAATAGTTCCCCAGCGTATGTCAGCTTCTCGTCTATTATCTCTTGAGCATCCTCATCTAAAGTTATAAGCGTTCCTGTGACCTTCTTTCCATCAGGCATTCGTGGATCGTATGAAACGAAAATCCCCTCTTCTAACCCGGTTGCAATCATTCCCATCTGCATCTGCCAATAATACTCCGTGCGTTTGCTCTTGAGTTGCTCATTGTTTTTTATGAAGAAGTTTTGAAGGTGGTTGCCTGAATTGAAAGGACACTTGATTTCAATTAGCTTGTCACCCAGTGCATCGGGAGAGTAACCACCCCAAAGCCCATAGGTGATAAAGGTGTAGGATTCCGCACCGTAGTATGTATAGAAGTCATCGCTTTGTTGCTGGAAGTAGTGGAACGCTTCTTTTTCGTGTTCCTTTCCCCAATCCAATGCACGACCATAAATCTCCGTTCGGTTACCTGTGAGATACTCCGCAGCCTTTTCAAACACAAAGGACTTTGCCGTCTCCGAAAGGAACTCCGATTTTGATTTCGGAGTCCCCATCAGTTTGTGAATTTCGGAAGCGGTGAAGCGTGACCTTCTCAAGTCTTGCCAATCCTCTTCATTCAAATTAGCGTGAATAGATGGAAGTTGATGTTTCATTTCTCGCCAATTAAAAGTTTTTGATTCACTGGAGAGACATCATACTTTGTCAAGATGTCAGCCATCAGTCCACCTGTCTTGAGATGCTCCATTGCTTTTGCCCAATTTGGATGCTTTGGAGTGAGTTCGTCTTTCTTCGGTGCTGATGTTCTGCCCATTGCTTTCTCTCCGTCATCATCCTCGTCAATGTTCAAGTTCAAGATTGAACCAAGAGCATAACGCCTTGCGTAAGTAATTGCAGAACCCATTGCTTGTGGATCGTTCTGCTTGACTACCGGCATCACATAGGATGACTCCATCCATTCACCTGATTCGGAGTGAACGATGATGGTTGTTAGTGCGTCACCATCGGGGAACTGACTGATTGCCAAACCACATTCGCTCAATGGCTTTTGGATGGTTGACAGGATATTTGCCAATGACGCATACTTTGACTTGAAGAAAGGGTTGTTGGACTCCTTTGCTACCTTGCTCACCGATGCTTGGAATTTTACCAACGCACCAGCGATGTTCTTAATTGATTCGCTTTTATTCATAGGAAATTTGTTTTTTGTCCGAGCATAAAGAAGATTGTGAACTTCTCAGGTTCTTTGTACTGGAAGGTTTCCGATGCCACACCGACAACATTCTTGGTCACGCATCCGTGAAACATCTCATTTGCACTTATCAAGTACGGTTCAATTTCTTCAAAGTGATGATTCAAGAAATAGTTCTCAACTTGTGCGTCAGTATACACGCATTTTGTTCCGTCAGGTTGAACATATATCCAACCATTTGCACAACACTCAATCATTGTTTACCTCCTTCAATGCAATCTCAATAACGGTTTGTGCTTTAGGAGATACGATGTTCCCCTCAATTAAATACTTGCGAACGGTTGGAAGTGAAACTCCAGCCTTACGAGCAACGGACTGCAATAGTCCTTGTCTGCGTTTCATTTTAATCTCTTCAATTGCTTTCGTGTAATCCATAACGAGAGCAAAAGTAAAGTAAAGTTTCTAATTGTGCAAGTATTTTTTTCTTTTTGTGAATTAATTTTTCACATCCACCGCAAAAATCAAATCCCCAAGACGAGCATTCAACTCATTTACCAACTCCATTTGGAGCGATTCGGTGAACGCATCCGACAAGAAGTGTGTTGCCTTTGTTCCTCTGCGGTGAATCTTACGAGCAATCGCCTTTGCGAGTGACTCATACGACATATCAGGGTTGGTTGGTTTGATTCCTTTGAAAGCGATCCACTCTTGAATGGACTGCCATAGATACGGAGTGCCTTCGGTGTGACCATTCCTTGTTGGCTTCCTTCCGTATTCCAAAAACTCCCAATAATTTTCAGCAAGAAGAACGGTGTTGATGGATGTCGGTGTCTTGATAATCTCCCCCGGTACAAAGGATTGCTTCAAAGCGGATGAAGCGTTGATTCCTTTCTCATCCATTGAACGAGCAATTTCAGGATAGACTTTATTGTTCCACCAATTCTCAATGATTTGATGTAACAAGTCATCATTTCCACCTTCTCCCAAGAATGTGTCAAGTGAATTACCCAATTTGCTCAAGTCTATTTCAGCCATCCTACAAGCGTCAAAAGTGTTAAACCTATAGAGATGTTCTTGAATAGCGACAAAGTGCGTGAAATGGCTTTATTTTCGCTCACAAGGGCATCATTCTTGTCACGCAAATATGCGTTGTTGATTCTCATCTTCACAATGATAGAATCTTGCTCGGCAATTATAATGGAATCCGATGTCACAATCTTACGCAATACCGTGACTTGTTCTCTTGCGATTGCTCCTTTTACCAAATAATGGTTTGCTTGTTTGATGGTATTTGTATCAACAAGGACTTGTCCATAACTGGTCAACGGAAAGAGCAGAATCAACAAGAATCTCATTTTATAAAGTAGCGTTTTTCTTGGTTTGTTTTTCCTTCTCTGCGATGAGCTTGTCAAGATACCACTTGGCTTTGTACAAATCCTCAAGACCGTTCTTGTCTTCGCATCTCCACAGGTACTTGATGACATTTGCCGTGCAAACTGCAATGAGTCCCTTCTTTCGGATGGTTGCTGACTCAATGGCATCAATGCACTCTATGTCTCCCTGTTTGTAGTGGGTTGGGTTAATTGCATCCATTTTCTCACAAAGGTATAGTAACTCTCTTCAATGACAATGATGTGTCCTCCGGTCATATAAAGTTGCGTGTTCTCAAACAACGCAGATGCAGCGACAATGTGTTGCTCATTTACAAATCCATCCTCCAAGATTTGCACAATTTCAGGCTCAATTCCAACGGATTCAAGCCACGAGTCATTGCGTTGCTCTATTATGATTTGCACTTTCATCATAAAGTTTTATGAGTATAGGCGTGAATTTTGCGAGTTGTTTTCTCGTCTCGGAATGGTTTCATAATTAACCAGCGACCTCCAATAGGTTTTGGAGATGCTCCCCTTTCAATATGCCATCCTTTTGAGCCATCTCCGTATTCTTCCTTGTATGCACTTGTCCGAATCATCAAAATGTCTCTCAACATCACCGTGTCTTTGCAAGTCAATTCCTCAACCGTGTATGTCATCTCATAGTCCTCGTGAACATGACCCATCCAAATCGCATCCGCTCCCTCTACATTCACGCTCATTCGGTTGTGCTGGATAGTGCCACGAGTGACCGCACCACCACCACCAAATCCGTGCATATATTTAATCTTGAAAGATTGCGTACTTGACCCATCCGAAAACTGATATCTAATCCATCCACCATATCCTCCCACTTGAATGTCCGAACTGGTCTTGTAATTTAACAAGGTGACAAAGCGTTCAATGATGTCGGTCTCTTGTCGTTTTAGGATAGCGGTCTCGTGGTTTCCGTAGGCGATTAACTTGATGTTTTTGGCATAAGGCTCAAACCAATCAACTGCGGTGTTTATAATGGCATCAAAATAATTTGCAGAATTATGTTCAGGTCGGATGTCGCTCTTTGATTTGCGTGGATCATATGCACCTTGCATCAAACAAAACAAGTCGCCATTGATTAAGATGTCGTGATTCCCTTTGACTGCTTGGTCAAGGTGTTTCTTGAGTAAATCCCTATCACATTTGGGATTGTCCCAATGTAAATCCGAGATGAGCAGAACTTTTGTTTCTTCCCAGTTCTTGTCCAATCTCAATACATTGTTTTTTTTCATATAGTGTCCAAGTGGATGTGTAGTCCTATTGCCTTTTTGAGACCCTCTGCGGAAGGTTTGAAAGTGTCAATGTAGATAGTATCAAATGAGTTGATTCGTTTCAATAGCGTGTCTCTCACAAGTTTCTCCCTCTCCACGATTCGCTCGTGCATCTCTACATTGATTGGTCGTTCAATGCGTATTGGTCTCTCCAAGTTGAAGAAAGCCAATAACACACTAAACAGGAACAACGCAAGTATTAAATAGATAAGGAGTGTTGACTTGGAAGTTGATTGCATATCCTGAAAGAATGTCGGTTTTGGCATCGTAGAATGGTGAAGCGTTGGAAGTGACTACCAATTCAAAATCCTCATCAGCGATGGTGTTATTGTCAATCAAAGCAAATATGTCTGCAACGATTTGAGCGGTGTCAGAAAGTACCTCAATGACATTGCTCTCACTCTCAAACACACGATCCATCACCAGCAGAGCAAAGTTGTAGGTCATTAGGTTGTTGCTTGTGTTGAGATTAAAACCATCAGGATACAACCAAACAAGCGGATAGTATTCAATGTTTTCAACCGTCAAATTTGACTGCTGACCAACACCGAACTTTCCGACCATCTTATGGCTTTCGGCTGCCGTTTGGATTTTTGCTATGATTTGGTTTAGTGTCATTCTTCAAGAATTTGAGAAGCTTTGCTTCGTTGTTTTTCTGCCACTTATTTGTCCTCGTTGGGGAAGTCATAATTCCAATAGCAATCTTTTGAAGTTGGAAGGTAAATGCCACCTACAAATGCGGTGTTCTTTGGGCGAATGGTATCAATTGTATTGCCCGGATTCAAAAATAAAGGATAGTCAGTTGTGTTTGTACGCAGATAATCACGCAGACGATTTGCATAATACTCTGCCTTGTCACGGTATCTGCCCTCAATCATTGTCATCTCCTCAACCGATACTGCACGAGCGTTGTCACTCTCCCTTGATGCAACCGATTTGTTCATCAGTTTGAAGGTCATTGGGAGCATCGCTTCGGTCAAGGTATAGTATTTCAAGCAAGGTGCAATGTATGAATCCAACAAAGTCGTGTTCAATGCAGTCAATGTCCCAGCAAAGGCTTGTGTTTGCAATTCGTTGTAAATGCCTGACCCGATGACATCTCTCACATAGATTTCTTGTGCCTCTTTGATTGCTGACTTGAGCAATTTGTCGTCAACATTCTCATTCAAAGGGGTGTTGTCCTTTAGATAAGTTGTACTTATGAAATATACAAAGTTGGTCATCGTTTAAGTCTCCTCAATAATTTTTGAACCCAAATGTGTCTGCATTGTGGTGTGTTGACATCAAGTGTTGGATTGTGATACCAACCGCCTCTGCGTTTCCACACATCGTATCCCAACTCCGCTGACATCATATTGATATCCTCACGAGAATACACACGACCACTATTCACAACATCCGTGCAGAACTTACGAGATGTGTCAATCAAAAGTCCTCCAGTAATGCCCGGAGCGAGTCCATATTGATATCTTACCACCAATTCAGTTTGAAGGTTCTTGATTTCTTCCAATCCTTTTGGAGTTGTCTGCAAACCATCCTCATATGATTTAATCAATTCGGCTTTGGCAAGTTTAGCAATCGTGTCAGCAACAACCTTTGCGTCAAGTTTGGTGATGTTTACGATATCTCCTACCTGAAGACCTTTGTTCTCTTTCAGTACATTCAAGATGGCAGATTCAATTGCATCAGCAAACTCAAACTTTGCCTCCTCAAAATCTTCGGCTTTCTCTCCATATTTGTTGAAGACAATCAAGTCACGCTCATCATCCCATCCAAAAGGGTTTTGTTTTGATAAAGCCACAGGAGACGCAGATGGTAAAGCATCACCTCCAGCGATAGGGGGAAGACCGGCCAACTGACGCTTCTCGTTGATTGTCATATTGCTCAACACATTGTTGGCAACCAAAGGACTCAATGCGTTGATGGCATCGTTCAAGGATGATTGTTTCACTTCGGTAATCAATGGCAATCCAAGCTCTTTTCTTGCTTCTTCGTTTGTAATTACACCAGCGGTGAATAACGCTTGGTAATCCAATCCAATTGGTGGCTTGTTGATGGTCTCCAATCTTACCTGTGCGATAGGCTCAAGCAAATACGAGAACACATCATCTATCTTTTGTTGGCGTGGTTCAATGTAGGCGTGATGGAACATCTCATATGCCTCTATTAATTCAGTTCTACCACCCAACTGACCTTCTACACGCACTCCAAACAACATCGGAGAGTTTACCTTGTGGGCAACAAATATCTCTTGTTGTACGGTCTTATTTAATAAGTCAAATTGCTTGTCAAAATCCGAAGGTTGAAGGTTTGAAATGACTGATTCTTTCTCCGTAGGATCGTTGTATTGAATAATCAATCCACCAGCGTTGTCCGTTCCTTGATAGTTCTCCTTAAATCTCCTTGCAGTTGCTCTTGCTTCTTCAGGAGTTGGGATACCCTTGAACAACTGGATGTGAGTTTGTGCCGTGAATCCGTTCTTGATGCTATTCAGGTAGTAATTTGAAATCTCGGTGTCAACCTCAATATATTTTAACGCTCCAACATAATCAGGCAAAGGATATTCTCCTTGACCGGGACGATAGAACTGGCAATAGTACAACTGCTTTGATTCTCTCGTGATTGGGTTGTAGGGAACATAGTGAATCTTCTCGGCTTTGGAATCAGTCCAATCTGCACAATAGATGAAGTCGCCTTCCAATCCTTTGCGGACATCCTTGAATGGGATGTGATAGTATTCCGCTGGAGCGGTCTTGGCTTTGTTCCAAATTACCTCTACGCAGAATCCATTGAACAACTCTGCATCATACGCAATCTTTGCTTTGAGTTCCTCATAGGTCTCGTAAGCGTTTATGTTCTTGAGTTTGGCTTCGGCTTTGGCGATGTCAGTTGTGTTTTGACCGTATACCTCCGTCCCAATACCAGCGACATATGATGCTTTAGCAGAAACGATTGCATTGTGCTTGGGTGATTTATTGAATAACTCAATGAGAAAATCAGGATACTGATTATCCGCCCCAAATGTCACGAACCCCTTCGCCTTGTTTTCTTTGAACACAGGCAGTTTGTTGTCGTGAAAGTTTATCCTTTGGAATATCATCACCTACAAATAGCAATCATTCCTTTTTGTTTGAGAACTTGTCAATGGATGTGAACCCAAGACAAGCAATCACGATGAATTCCACCGCAGTCACCAATTCAGGAGAAGGTGCAATATCACTTGTGGACAAACTATTATGAGCCATTGTTCCAAACAAAACAAAAGCACCGATGATCCCAACGAATCGCTTTGATGACATCTCTCCTTTGTCACCCGTGAAAATTTCTAAAATGCGTTTCATATGTCGGAAGATAGCAAAAGTGTGTAAGTGAAGGAGTTTCCGTGCAAGGATGCAGCCTTTTTCACAATAGCCATAAACGAATCAAAGTCAGCGGATCGCTTGAATACTTGACATCCCTCGCTCCAGTTCTCCACATAGGTTGAATCTGCACCAGCTTTGTGGATGTTGATTCCGTAGATTCCCTCCGTGATGACCTTCTCATCGTATGTCATATCCTTGTTAGCGTCTCGGTATACCTTAACAGGTTTGGCTTGTTTCAATGCCTCGTATTTGCCTTGATGCAAACCAATGGCGTGGCTTCCTTTATATTGACCGGGAACTAAACGAGCAACACCTTGAGCGTTGTGAAATTCTTTGACTCCCTTTGTGCCGGGATCGGTTGTGGCTGCCCATTGTTTGAACACCCACTCACCATTCACCTTGTAGGAAACGGTTAAAAGGTCATCAAATACATTGGTGACTTTGTTTCCGATGGTTCGGATTCCTATGATGTTGAGATTGTAGTCACCATTCTCAAAGAATGCGTAACCCTTCGCCTTCATTGCGGTCTTAATTTTGTCTATCATCTGCCTTGCCCTTTATATGGTTTGGAACTTTTATGCTTATTGATGTGCTTTGTATGTCTGCCCAATTTGTTTTTGGGTTTAACACGGAATGTGGTCGTGTTAGATTTTACTTTGGTTGCCATATGTAGATTCTAAAGTATTCAAAATCTTCCTTTCCTCCCTCTTGCACATAGTTCAACCAAGCATCATATACCTGACCTTTGAACTCAACTATTTGAATGGTTGTATCAATTCCGCTTCCAATCATCTTGACTGCATACACTTCAATCTTCTCCTCCATCTTTTCAACCTTTGCTTCTGCAACAACAACCGCCTCCTTCAATTCTGCCTTCTCTTGTACCTTCTCTTCAACCAATTTTTCACTCACCTCGTGTGCTGCTTTTGTGGCTTGACCAACTGCTTGTGTGTGGCTCTTGATGTTCTTTAATAGTGCATCCATCTCGTTGATGGGTGGCGGTTCAACTGCCCAAGATTCGGTGAACAAATAACCAAACAAAAAGACAAACGAGAAAATCCAAAGTAGGCGTGTCATAACTTTTTCATTGAGTTGATAATGCGAAGTTCGGTGATAGCTGCGGACAATGCAGAATCTGCGGTCTTCAGTAACTTATACGCTTGTTTCTGCTCGGCTCTTAACACCGCCAGTTCTTTTTTGCACTCGTCAATTTGCGACTGATTGGACGAACGCAAGTCCATATAAAGATAAGACACAGCCACAAGCATACAAAAAGCAACGGCAGCAACTGGATTTTTTTTGAATTGCTCAAAGCTTACAGGAATAGGTGATGGGGTTTTCTTGGCGGTCATTGCCTTAAGCGTTTACAAGTTTATGATTTCTACCTGATTTGGGTAAATAAGTTCTAATGCTGATTCAACTGCATTTATTAAAAGCAGTTCCGCTGGTTGTGTTTCGTAAGCAGATACGATCAACTCTAAACCGCTGAAAGTGGTGTTAAAATCTTGGATGCCTTGAATCGGTGCTTTGCCTTGTGCCAATGCTTCAACACTTGCAAAAACAAAGGTTGCGATTTGGGCGGGGATTACTCCGTCTTTTTGGCTTTTGACATCTGCGTAACCTTCTGCGATTACACATACTGAACCCGAAGGGATTGACAAACCGCTTGTAAGGTTAACGGGTGTATTGATTTGAATTGCTTTCATATATTTTCAAAATTAGAATAAATCATTCCAAGTGCTACCATTGTAGCAACACAATTTGTTAGTTGTTGAATCGTAAACTATCAATCCACTTGCGGGTGTGGCGATGGCATTCTTTTGGGTTGTGGTCATTCGTGGTGGAAGGAATCCCCGTGTTGTTGAATCAATGTTAAAACACGAAGATGTTACACCTGCAACACTTCCTGTATCAGAATAACTTATATTATTGGCATTGAAAGTCAAGGCACCTTGTCCAATGCTCATACCATAGATTCTGTTTAAGCCTATACTGATATAATCGTTATTAAAAAGACCCAACAATGTAACTGTACCTCGCATGATTGTTTGTTGGTCATCCCTAACTCTGAACAATTCGGTCCCCGCACTATTCTGCACCAACAAAGATGTTGTGGCTGATGTTGAGCCACCACCGCTAATTGTTGTTTGACCTCCCGCACTGACTTGAAATCTTAATTGTCCAATACCCGCATTGTAAACTTCAAAGACCCCTCCCGTTGAAATTTTTGCACGAATTTGGCTATTTATAGATGCAAATGAAATTGAACTATTATTCAAATCCCGACCAATATGTTTGAAATCAGTCGTGAATAAAATGTTATCCGAAAATCTACCTTGTCCAACAACATCTAACGCTTGTGTAGGTGCATTAGTACCAATCCCCAATCGCTTATTAGTATTATCCCAAAATAGATTTGCGGCATCACTTGCAAACGCTGAACCATTGGAAAACTGAATAGCACCCGCAACGCCCGATGGGTTGGCAGTCAAAACAATGTTACCACTACCAAGCAAAGAAGTTGAGTTCAATGTCTTGATGTTTGTTCCGCTGACA